ATATAGTATGTATTCTCTCCTGCAGGAACAGGTGGAATCGCCAACGGATCTCCTGCAGCACCTTCTTCATAATACTCAATATTATGAGTAAAGGTTTCTAACTCTGCATGAGTTCCCAGTAATGTTTCAATAGGAGTCCAAGGCATGATTATGTCTTACTTGGTCGCCAGATTCCAACGATACCACCCTTTGCTTGCGTCCATCCACTTGGCCAACTAATTGTTACATCACCAGAGTTTGGATTATTGTCTCTAGATTTACCACCCTGATTACCACCAACAAAAGTTAGTTTACCATTGGTTGCAGTATAAACAAAGTTAACGTGTCCGAAATCCCAAAGAACAATATCTCCACCTTGTGCTTCAGCTGGGCTAACTTTTGTTGCATTAAATTTAGACGCTGAGTCTCTAATTGCCCAAGATGATGCAGTTTGATAGTAACGATAACCACATTGCTTTAGTGTCCAAGCAACGAAACCCATACACCATGGAGTTTGATCTGATCTCCAGTATGCTTGATTTGGATATCCAAGATCAATCCAGATGCGAACAATATTTGAATTGGATGGATTACCACCCATACCTGTTTCTCTCCAGTAGAAGTTTTGTTTAGTTAATTCTAATTGTTTCTGTAAGAACGTCGGTATATCACCAGCAGGGGCATCAGACTTTAAACTCTTACCTTGCCCAGAATCTTTTGGTGTCGGTGGAAGATTTGGTTTAACTCCATTTTCTTCAGCTTTTGGATTATAATATTTTTCTGGATTTGATACATAATCATTAATAACTGCTTCATTCTCTTCTTCAAGTGCATACTTTAAATCAACAGGTGGGGATGGACGAACAGGAGTCGATAGATATCCAAACTGATTTGGTCTAGCGTCACCAGATTCAATAAAGGATAATCCAGTTGCCTCGACTGTTGCCTTTTCTGCTCCATTACCAAAATCGCCACGAGAGTAATCAAGACGCATATTACCATCACTCTGAAGTTGCATAGATCCAGAACCTGTTATCAACGTATTACCATCTGCTATTGCATTCATGTTTCCAGCAGTTTTAAATCCTAAGTTAGCTGCTTCCAATGTATAGTTACCAGCAACTTTAGTTTTCATATCACCACCAACTGATAGATTTAAATCGTTAGCTACAGATATGTCTGCTTGATTCTTAAGATTAATTACAGATTGTCCTTCAACTTCTATGTCAGCATTACCTTGAACCAGAATGCTCACACCATTTCCAACTGTTAGTATACAACGACCACCGATAAATATCGATCCATTTTTGTCTATAATTGTATACCCATCACCAACAATTTTATTAACTTGTGTTCCATTTGCGTCAATATCTAAGAAAGATCCTTGACGATGATACAGACTGATATTCTCATGAGTTGGTGTATCATCCAGAATAAACAGATGACCAGACTCGGATTCATAAACTTTTGAGAATGGATATTTACCACCAAATGGAGCAATTGGTTGTTCCCATGTTTCGCTACTATTTGCAATCGGTAACTGCTTTGATCTTGTTGAATCTTTAAACTCAATAGCAGTTTCTTTAATTATACCACGTGCTAGACGATTAGTGTCTGGCTCATCCATTAAATTGCGTAGTGGATATTTACCTGCTGGATCTTGGAAACCAACTGTTGTTGAGGATGAACGATCTTCTAATAATGCTGCTTGTTTTGCTGGTGGTAAATCTTTAACTTCTTCTTTAGTGTAAGTTTTCTGTTCATCAGCTGCTGGTTTATTGGTAGGTTCAACTGTTACAACACCACCAAGGAAATACTCATAGTATTTCTGTTTCTTTTTATATCCAGTACCATTAGCATCAGCACCAGTTCGTTTTAATGCACTCACAAAATATCCTGGATCGTTCTGATCGTGTTTAACAAACAACGCATAAAACGCAACAGTGGCAAGAGCAGCAACTGCTGGATCATCAATTAGCGACTTAGGATTATTCAAAAAGTCAACTATGATCCCTCTCTTCTTTAAAAATTCTTGCAGTTTCGTATACAGTGCTTTACCAGTAATCTGATTAAATCCACGACCGAAATACTTCGCTCCATCGTCTGCACCTTTGTGTCCGACTAATGATCCATTTCCTTGAGGAGAATATATTTTTCTAAAGAAATCTTCTCGTGTACCTTGCCATTTAACATAAGGTTGTGCAGATTCTACTGTAGGAAAGGTCAATCTAAAAATTTTTGCTAAAGTTTCTGCGCTAGTATAATAGAACCCTTCTTCGACAGGCAACCAACCAGATTCACCACCACAAATACCTAGAATAGCACACTTTGCATATTTTGATTTTAATCCAACTTTATCACACGCTTCAATTAAGTGTTTGATATTTTGTTCTGCTTTTGTTGGATTTGATGTAGACTGTGGAGGTGGTTTAGTTGGAATCGCTTGTTTTAAAACATCATCTGATGGTTTGTTTGGTACTGGTTGTGCAGCTATATCTGGTTTTGGTGATGCAGCTGCTGGTGGTGCGGATGGCACTGGCTTACTTGATGCTTCTGCAGTGCCGACTTGAATAGGATTACCCGTTCCATCAGTAACTGGATTGCCAGAGTTGTCTGTTAAAATACCACCATTAGTTGCAAGAATGTTATCTGTTGATTCTTCTTTGGCTAATTCTGCTGCTTTTGTCTGTGGGATACCACCAATAGTACCAAGCATAATTGGCTGCTGTTGATCTTCGTCACGAAACATAATAACAACCCATGTTCCAGTAACTGGACCAGTTGGCGACCAACCAATACCACTAACTGAAGCAGAGGTAACAGGTTGCATTGGATATGCCCATGGTAAATCATTTGTTGGTAATACATTTTTATCCTCAGTGTGCACACCAAGAATACGAACCTGACAACGACCAACTCTTAATGGGTCATCTCGATTTTCAACTACACCAGTGTATAAATTCATTTATTTCTTCCCATCAAGATCTTTTAATAACGATTCTTTAAATACTTCCATAGTACACTCATGTTTTTCTCTATCAATATAATGATTTATTGCGCCAACGATATAAGCACCTGAGAAAATTTTATCAAGAGTGTCTGTGTCATTACTTTGGAATGGTTCCATTCTGTTTAGATTTAAGATTATCTTTTGCCCCACTGTATAATCTGTTCTTCCTGCAACTAGAATTTGTATTTTACTTGCATCTGCCTGTTTCATTAATGAAACACGTTTCTGAATAAAATTAGAGTTTGTTACATCGCCCGCACCACTAAAGTTACCATGATATTTTGGCATGGTAGTTATCACAGAAGCGTATCGATAGATAACAGTCTTTGCAGCCATTGCATATGGGTTCAAGTGTTTGTCTGTTTGGAAACTTTGTAACATATCAAAGTTTTTACTACCAAATCGTTTTGTTGTTAAATCATAACTATATTGTTTAGATCCATACAATCCAGAACGAATACGATCCATATAGTCAAACGCTGTTGGAATATGTATTTCTTTCACACGACGAAAATCTTCTGGAACATTTCTCGCTGAGCCACCACCAGCGAGATCGTCACGCTGATAGTTATCAAAAACAAATTCTTCCATCACATCATTATTGGTATACAGAGTTTCTAGTGATACAAAGTTAAACCCTGCTCTGTTCTCAAAAAATACATACGATGGTGAACCATTTTTATTTACTGCAGTATTCGCAATGTAGTTTAAACATCTAACTGGAGTCCAAAAATTGGATACAAACTTTGTATTGTTTTTAGATTCTTCTACATTTAATTTTCTTGACAGTTGTAGACCAACAGTCTTATCCGTCATCAAAGTATTTGCAATATCAGAACACTTACCAGAAAAGGTTTTACTTAGTCGCTTGTTTAGATCTATCAATGCTTCTTGAGTGATAAAGTGTAGTTCATAAACTACTGTACGATCACCAACCATCTCACGATTGGTCATCTTAAAAATATAAAACTTACCTTCAATTGGAACCTTTAAAGATGGTGTTGAAATTTTCATCTCAACAAACTCTTCACCAACAAATGGAAACAGATTGATTAAATCTAATGTATCTTTTACAACTAACGTGCCAGTAATAAATGGCGAAAACAAGTCTTCAAAAACTTGTATCGCTATTACTTGGTTGGTGATATCCTGAAAAAGTCCATTCGGTGTTACCACCTGTACCTTTTCAATATTTACGTCACCAGCAACTCTTAAAACTTGAGAGGTTTGCATTATAACAATTCACCAAACTGTTGAATAACTCTATCTACCATTTCTGGTGTTATGACTTTAATTCTGCGTTTACTTTCATTTAATCTATCTTCATACTGTAGATTACTAACAGAAGTTGCTCCTGGTTTATCGTAGTTGACAACAAATCCTTTTGCGTCTTCATAGTGATGTGTAGAATTTATATTGGCTGAACCATATTTGTCTTCTACATATTTTAAAAGTTTAGGATATGATAGTGGGAAATCTGCTATGTAATCAAATCGTTCATTTAATAGCATAATTATCCAATGATAATTAGAGTTGCCATATAACTTCTCAGCTATAATCTCTGGAGTTTCATCGTCTACAATATCATACTCATCCCACAAAGAGATGTTTGATAGCAACTCTGCACGAAAACGAACATTTCGTGTTATGTCGGTTATTAGAATAACCTTTCTCTCGCCACCAATTTCAAAGTCATAAACAAATCTTGGAAAGTCTTCGAAATACATTTATTATAGTCCTTCCACAATCTTATCTTTATCCATGAGTGAAAGTTCACGGAAACTCATTGTTACGTTTATTTGAGTAGGCATACCATTCTCAAAAGTAGTAAATGCAGCATTTGGTGTATAGTTTACGTTCAATTCTGTTAACACGCAAGAAGTATGGCGATGTAAATTTGTGTTTTCTTTACCATTTGTATAGTAAGAAATATCAAATTCAGATGGATAGATGTATAAGAATTTATTAGCGTCTTTAAACTCTGGATGCATATGAAGTTTAAATGCTTTGATAATGTTCAATACATTTTCTGCTTCTTTAGGATCACGTGGGAAGAATTGATAATCAAACTGGAATGTTCTAAAATCAACACCCTTAAAAACTTGTTCTTTACGTGGGTTAGCTGCAAGACCAGTTGCAGCTGAAACTGCACCAGCATTTGGTCCAGATGTTAAACCTAGATTCGCAACAGCTGCTTTTGCTGGCGCAGCAAGGTTGTCTATATTCTTTTGATCAAGTGCTTTTAGTGCAGCTTCACCAAGAATTGGTGCCATCATGGCAGTGGCTGTTTCTTCCTCACCCCACTGAAGACCATAACGAATGTTTAACTGATTTGGTACATGCAAAGCAATTGCAGTTTTTAGTCGCTTTTGTGCACGAGTTGTTGATGCTGCAATATTAGCTGCAGCAGTAAAAGCGATAGCACCTGGAGCAGCTGCAACTGCAGCACCAGTTAATGCTTTACCACCAGCAAAGCCACCTGCGATTAAACCTTTAATAGCAGTTCCTGCGACTGCGCCAGTAACTAATCCTGTTTTAGATAGATTTTCTGCTAAGAGTGGACCACGATCTCTTGTGAAAGAAACATCGTCTGTGATTTCTTCTGCTTTGCCCCTAGACTTGTCTAAAAGTTTTGAATCTACAGCGACGTTGATATAGAAGATTACATAATTTCCACCATATTGATTTGCGGTGTAATTTGATCCCTCACCCATCAAATCGAAGGGATACATATGTTGTTCTATTTTATACTTGTCTGATTTAAAACTGCGATCCAGCTTGGATGCTTGATCAGCTTTTTCTATCTGTCTATCTATACTTGGCATGCCTACCCCTAAATATTAGGAAATCTAACATATTATTTAGGCGATGTACCATAAAAGGTTATTTAAACCAATCTTCCCAGAAAAGTATAGCGGAGACCCCACAAACATTATCATGAGGTCTTCATGGGAAACTATGTTCGCCAACTGGTGTGATAAAAACCCATCCATAGTAAGGTGGAGTTCAGAAGAAACAATTATACCTTACAGATGCCCAACCGACGGTAAAATCCATCGGTATTTCGTAGACTTTAAAATTACGATAAAGGAAGGGAAGACGTTTCTTGTTGAGGTTAAACCTGCAAAACAAACTCTACCACCAGTGTATCCTGGAAGACAAACTCAAAGGTATCTAACAGAATCTCTCTTATTTATCAAGAATCAAGCTAAGTGGGAAGCTGCAAAAAACTACTGTAAAGATCGTAACTGGGAATTTAAAATTATCACGGAAAAAGAGCTAGGCTTGTCCCCTAAATAATTAATATGGCTAAACAACCAACTATTAAAGACGTTTTCGAAAGAAACAAGTACGATCTTAACACAGCGATTAAGAAATCTCGTTCTTGGTTCGATCGTCAGGTGCAAATGCTTGCGAGGGAAAATCTCACACCTCAGAAAGTAATATCAGGTAATACGGATCAATTAACGACCACGATTATGCCTGGACATTTGTACATGTACATATATGATCCAAAGTTAAAAGAAACATTGCCTTACTACGACAGATTCCCTCTTGTTTTTCCATACAGAAAAACACAAGATGGTTTTATCGGTTTAAATATGCATTATTTACCATATAATCTTCGTATAGGATTGCTTGACTCGTTGTTGGTTTTTAAGAACAACAATAGATTAGATGAGACAACTCGACTAAAGTATTCGTGGGCAGTTATTGATGGAGTGTCTAGATACAATGCAGCTAAACCTTGTATAAAACAATATCTTATGCCTCATGTTAGAAGTCAGTTTAGAAGAGTTAATGCAAACGACTGGGCGACAGCTATGCTACTGCCAGTCGAACGATTTGTTGGAGCATCAAAACAAGAAGTGTGGGCAGATTCAAAAAGAATTATTAGGAAACAATAATGTCGATCGAAAGATTTATAGCACAAGTTAAAACTGAGTCGTTGGCTAGATCCAATCGATTTGCAGTTTTATTTAATCCACCAGCTGGAGTATCTCCTGCAACTTTAGACAATGTTTTACTATTCTGCGATTCAGTTCAAATTCCAGGTGTTAACTATTCAACAGTTCAAAATAGATCTTATGGAGAGTTTCGTGAGATTCCATATGAGAGATTGTATGAAGCG